GTTGGCGTTGGCGTTGGCGTTGGCGTTGGCGTTGGCGTTGGCGTTGGCGTTGGTGTTGGTTCTTTTGCGACTTCTACCTTTTTTTCTTTCTTTCTCATAATTATTAACTAGAAAGAAAAATATATACATTATACGAACAATTATTCAACTTGGTGACGCTTATGTACATTTGAAGTAGCTCGTCAGCATGTTATTTCCCAGCTTCACGTTATTGGTAACCCGCAGATATTCGTCAAACAACAACGCCTTCACCTCCTTGTTCTTCATGGACTCCAACTTAGCAACCACCTTCTCTGGGTCGGTATTCTTCTTCATCACAACCACTTCTCGCTGGAACTTTCGTATCTTCATTGTCTTGTTTTGCATAGCCCATATTTTCTCCAACACCAGCGCAAACACCTGCTGCACAGGCTTCATAATCTGATTGGTGATATAAAAGGAGTAGTCAATTTTTATATTGTTCTCAAGAATGTAGGTCGGTGTCTCTATCTTCTCGCCTTGCAGTGCCGTCTTGTTAGTGTTATGAATATACACAAACGGAATTCTGTCTCCAGGGCTCGGCCTGTTTCCAGGGTCACGCTCAGTGATTCTGTCAGCCAACACTTTGTGTGCAATCTGCGCAGGGTTCTTGTAACCCGATCGCAGCGACTTGGTAATCACCAACTTCTCCATTGGATATTTTTCGTCTACTATGTCTTGCAAGCACGCTTTCAGAAACTGGATTGCCTTCTCTATGTCCTTCTCCTTCATCAGGATATCAATAATGCCGCCATAGATGTCCTTCACTATCGGCGCGTTGTCGCGTCGCTTGAGCACAATCCCCATCTCCTTGCGCTTGCATTTGGTGGGGTCGGATTCGTACAACATTCCAACATACCTCTTTTTGGAAAGCAGGCAGAAGGGCATAAACGTCTTTTCGTACTCCAAGTCATGCGGGCCTTTCAGGAAGGTAGACGCCAAGTGCCCCGCTTCTTGGGCCAGCTCAATGGTGATTTCCAGAGCCTTCTGACCGCGAATCTGGGCTCCTTCAGGTGTTTGCAAATTGAAGGTGAAGAATACGCTGTCCGTATTATGCACAACTATGTTACCTATACCGGCTGCAAAGTGATGGTTGTCTGTCGTCAGGTCGTAAACATATCCTTGATATGAGATTTCGCCCATTTTTTTAATCGCGATGGGATTTTTTCTCAATTTATTTTTTGTCATGGATACTCTGTAAATATTTGGTTTATCGCTTCCACCACTATTTATAGTTGTTTTCCAACCCAAACTTTGTCCCAACCAACATATATGCGCTGCACTGATTTGATTTTGTTGGTTAATTCGTGTATAACCAGTTGTATCTTTATCTCCATCTGCGTCATACAATCCATCCCAAAATGCTTGTCGGATTTCATCTGTTCCTAATAATACTTCGTCCGGTATTTTTTTAGCCTGGTCATAGTATAATTTTTCTCTGTAAGTGTTTACAAATTCCACAATAGAACCATGGTTGCGCCCACTTGGCGATATTTTATATAGACCAGAACTTTCCAGTGTTGACATAACCACCCAATCCAAATGAGGATAGGCCGCCTTGCACAATTCCAAGTATTTGTCAATTAAATCGGACGATGCGTTGTTCAACGCCCACGCGCTTTTTTTCCCAGATAAACATTCGTAACTCCCACAACTACCATCGCCGAAGAAGAACCCCATGACTTGCGCTTCTGCCGCGGTTATTTTTTGAATATGCGTATTCACCATTTGGGTAGGTAACGGCAGATTATTATGCAGCAACTCCGTGCCAATCTTGACATCTTTTGGCGATATTTCTACGCCATTTGACTGAATTAACGAGTGGTCATCCGTCACGTCAACCACCCCAGTATGGGTCAGTATACGAACCATCTTCTTGTGAGGCGCCAACACATGACGAATCACTCTATGCAATGCAGTCCATCCCTTTTCAGTCCACGTTTCAACGTTATTCAGCTCGCAAAATTCTTTTTCTTGTTTGCCTTCTTCCGTGCATGTTACCCACAGATTGTTGCCGTACTTGGTTCCAAGCTGTTCAATCGTGCAAATATCAAACGCCCCGTTTACCTTCACATACACTGGGGTATAATTTGCAACACTATCGCCATATATGTACTCGGCTTTTGTCAAGACTGGACCATGATTTGCAGTGTTTACTATCGTATTGCCATAACACTCCTCAATCACGCGCTTGGCATACGTCAACAACTTCCTGCCGGTAGAAGTGGTGGATGCGGCAACGTCCTTCTCGTAGAAGGTGCTCGTCTTTGCACCACATTGACCATACAAGGAGTTGGCCGTGAGCTTATAGCCCAATTGTCGTTTATCAAGCACATTCTTCATGAACTCGTCTGTTTGCATCGGAATCAGCTTGCGCGTGGATTTGCGCGCCTTCAACAACTCCTCCAAAATGGACGGCATGATTGCGCGCTCGCCGTGCGGAAACTGGGCAAACCGGCATATCTTCCGACCACATTTCACCTTCTCTGCCGCGGCACTAGGCGTCTTGCGCACATACGTGTACGTGTCATACGTTACGTCCACATACTTGTAGTCTGGCAGGTTGTCGTATATAAAGTTGCCAGCCTTATCCGTTTCCCCCGTTTCCTCAATAAGGTTGTTGGTCAAATCGTATTCGCGGGTCCACACCTTGGAATCATGCGACAAGTTTTCACTCAACATGGAGGACGGGTACAGCGAGGCGTAATCCACGCAGGCTACTGGATTATCTAGGTACAAATCGCTCTTGGGGTCCAGCACAATCGCCCCTTCGTATCCGTCGTCCGACGACCCCTTGTCTATCACCGGCATGAGCGTTCCCTTTTCCCTGCATTTTTTGGCAATGTAACTCGTCAGCTTAATCCCTTGGCCGCGCATGATCAAGAAGTTCATTGGCACGCTGCAAATCTTTGCCATTTCAATAAAGCCCGTCAATATGTCTACCTTGTTCATCAAATAATGGACGAGGTTACAATCCTGAATACAATACTTTGCAATGACCGCGCGGTCGCCGTCGTCGCCGTTTGTCATCTCAAAGATGTCCTTGGGCGTAACGTCGTCCTTCGCCAAACACCACCGAACCTTCTTTGCGAAATCGGGAGCAATGCTCGCGTCTTGTATCTCAAACCACTTTTCCCTTTTGTCCACGCGTGTAACCACAAACTTGGCGCCGTCATCGTAGTAGTCCACCGTGTGCCCAATTTCCTCAAAGTGCACGTAACTTCCCACAAGAAGCCCTGTCATGTTGGTCGTGTAGATGGTAGCGACGTTTTTCTCCTTGTTGCAGTCCACGCGCTTCACATAGTCGCCTATGAAGTGGCCAGCCACATAGTCCAATTTATAGGATACCAAGTTTTCCTCTCGGCGGAAGAAGTTGTACAAGTCTACTTGCATGCGTCCGTTCATCTTAATAAACCGCAAGTCGTGCTGGCCGCTCGCAATTTGAATACTGCTTTCTTCAATCTTGTACTCGCCAGTCTCATTGTCGCGTTCGCCGCACACCTCGCCAATGTTACGCGACAACTGGAGAAACTCAAACTCGCAGCTGTTTTCTTGCGCGCGTCTAAACATGAACTCGTAATCAAAACCAAATATGTTGTATCCGATAATAATGTCGGGGTCTTCTCGCTGAATCATGCGTTGCCAAGCAATCAACACCTCGCGCTCCGTAGCATACGTCTCCAGTTGTGTGTTCTCCAACGGCAACTTGGCGCACCCATTCAACACAATGCAGTGATTGAATGACGGCTCTGGGTCGCCATAATTTAAAAAGGTGGACCCGATAAAGGTGACCTTGTCGCCTTCCAGAGGCGGAAATACTTTGTTCATGGAACTTGTCATTTCCATAATCTTGCCCTCGCGCCCATATTTTGCGTCAAGCAATATGTCCACGATGGTCGCGTTGCTGCTTTTGTACTTTTTTGTGTATCTTGCCTCGGCATCATTGTCGTCCTCTATAGCATATTTGCAAAAACTCTCTTTTATCGTATTCACCTTGATATCAGATTTTTTCTTCTCCTTCGCCACGAGGTCTTCTACAACATGCGCCGGATGGTTCAGCCACAATTCAATCTTTTTCTCCAGCGCCGCCTTTGTCGGGGGTTGCTTAGGATACACCAAGTCAATGTGTGTGGACCGAGTACCATGTCCAAATGCCGACATCACCAACCCACGCAAGACGTTTCTGCAAGCATCCGCGTCCATCTCGGAGGTCATTGTTGATTCCATATGTTCCATAATGTTCCCTGCCACCTTTTTGTAGGTCTTGATAGGCAGCGGAAAATCCCCGTGACTACTACTGGCCTCAATATCAAAACTGCATATTTTGTATGGCACGCGGGCCTCGTTATCTGGCAGAGGCGTGATTTTCCTATGATGCACGCGGACTTCATACGTACAGCTGGTCTCGGTTGGGTCAGCCTTCTCCACAAGATTGGTCGGTATCTGAACCCACCCGGAGGGACTAATGTCCTGAATGTGGAAGAACCGGAGAAGGGGTGGAATGTTGGCTTCGTACAACTGCATACTTGTACCTTCAAACACGAGTCCTGAGGGAAGAAGTTTGCGGTCGGAACGTCCGCCATCTGCCGATTTCATATAGGGGCCGTACCAATACCCCTTGCATTTGTTGAATGCCGCAATGCTCTCAAAATCAAGCCTCACAAACTTGTGCTTCTTCCCACCATCAAACCCATACAGCTTCTTTTTGGCAATCAACTTGCAGTCGCAAATGGAGTCCGCGTAGAAGCCGCCCATCTTGTGGCGCAAGAAGTCCAAGAACCGCTCCTTCTTTTTGATGCTCCAGTTGTCGTCCACCTTTGCGTAAAAGTACGGCTTGAACCCGTCCACCAAAATGTTGAACGTCTCGCGCTTTTCGTTGATGCCAAAGATTTGAATCATGAAACTGCTCATGTCCTTTCGCTTGCTCGGTGGAAACCCGCCCTCGCTTCCGCCCTCGCTTCCGCTGGCATCACTTGATTCCCGCTCACCCTCATACACGTTAAAGTCAAATAGCTTCACCTCCATACTGAGTAATATATCTTGAATACATCTGTCAAGATATGTCTAAACCATTTCATTTTTGTTTTAACCACAATGCGTTAAATTAGTCACGCTCTCGCACATGTATTTCAGGTAAACAAATGCAGTCTGTTGCGTGACGTTTCGTCTCGTCTCACCGGCCGACAAATTAATGCCCGCGTGACCTCCGTGTTTTCAGTACTCTGCTGCGACACCTTCTTCCGCATTTAGGCTTATTAGCAGATGTGGCCATTTTTCCGGACACGGACATGGTCCGAGTCCCGCGTCGGCGAGTGCCCCGCGTTCTTGTCTTTTTTCGCAGATGACTCTTCTTGCCTCGTCGGGCACGGCTTCTTCTCCCTCCGCGCATATGGCTTGACGCATTATTCTCCTTCTTGGCAATCCACTCCAAAAAAGATTTGTATGACCTGTCTGTATGCAACCCTTTACATTTTTCGTAATCCTCACAAATATTATTTTTCACATAACGCATCGTGGGAAATCCCATCACGTCGGCCTTTAGTTTCGGGTGCGCAATCTTGTCTATCTTTGACATTTCTATGTCCACAATGCCAATATTGTCGTTCTTTGCAAACTGGTCCTTTAGTTTAAGCCATTCAGGGCGGGTTTGGCCACAAGGCCCACACCCTTCCATATACAACAAGACAAACGCCGGCTTTCCATTGGTAATGTGCTCGTTCATGGCGTGTATAGGTTCGTCTCCAGTATTGGGGGAAATATGAATGATCGGCATATATATTTTATACAGAAAAATATATAGTGGTTATATATACCAAATGACTCAATTATCTTTAAGAACATTATTTATCATCGTATGCGTGGTTGCAGCGACACTTTTCATCGTAAAAACAAATACGAAAGAGGGGTTCGGTAAGTTGTCTAAGAAAAAGCCCAGCTGTCCAAACTTGCTAGTACAAAAGGGAAACAAGATATACTTGTACAATAATCGGCTAGATGAGGTTCCAGGAGTAAACCCAATAGTGTTCAATAATTTAGAAGACTACACCGAGTTCATAGATTGGCAGCGAAGCCAGGGCATTCGTTGTCCCGTATTGTATTTACAAGAAGTGTATGACGCTTCCGGAAAGGTTGTGTGTAGGTCTAGACCATGCATGTCGGAGCCCCAAGGAGGTCTTCCTCCTTCTAACGCAACACTGGGTGCTAACGCAACCGCCTTTAGCGAGATTCCCAAAATAGAGGGGACCACAGGAGTATCCGGAGGAATCACCCACGTAGGTGATACACCCATTTCAACCCAAATACCCGGTTCCAAGGAAGAACTGGAGGAAGAACTTGCTGCATTGAAATCAGCCGCTCCATATGCAGACCCTGCTGCTAAGGACAATGCCATTAACCCAAGTAACCGATATCCCAACTTGAAGCGAACCAAGCTCATAGATTCTGGGCGAAACGACCCGCCCTACAACATTGGAAGTTATCCTGCACACGACTCATCCAATTTCTACCAAGGAGTGCATACGCCATTAGATGAGATGAACGTGCTCAACCAATCCAAACCCGCCAGCCCGAGCCCAATGGACTCTAATTGGGGAGGCAAATCTTATACAAACGAACTTATAAATAGTAATTATTACGACGAAAATGAGGTGTATTTATACAATTAACTAACAACAACTATATATGTTCGTGCTACATTAAACCAAGTACTTTATGAGGTTGGCAATGCATGTCTTATTTAGTTTTCTAGACGCGCCTTTTGTACTCGGAACTTGCACCTCATGCAAGCATTCCTCTCCCTTTTCTTGTAAATCCGCAATTAAATTCACCATACACGAAAAATGCTGCATAATTGCAAGCGCTGTGGTGGCGCTTATCCCTGGTATCTGACACAACATAATTTCCCCGATATTATTGGGTGTAATGTTTTCCTTCTTTGCGGTTTTCACCACGCTCACGTAATCTTTCTCCGAGGTACTCATCCCCTGATGTGCTGCTGAGTCACTCGGGTCGTCGGTGTTCTTGTAATATGCCGTCTTGCTAATTCCCTTCGCGAGATACCTGATGCTGTTTACTAAAAACTCTGCGCTGTCTGGTAGATTATTTGTTTTCCACACCGAAAACCCCTTTACATAATTTATTGAGAAGAGAGAAGAGTTTAGAGTGTCTTTGCTCATGCGCGACTGAGAAAGATTACCCTCAATCATGTAGACGATGTTGTGATTATGAACCGGATATCCGTCTAAACGATAAGACTGCTCTTTGTACCGACCATCAACAATACTGGCCGCTAAATCAGGTACCTTCTTTCTCTCTATGACCAATAGTTCCTTGTCGTCCTCCGCAAAAATAATGTCTCCTACATCCAGCGCTTCCACAACCAATGTAATTTGCTCACTTTCTCCTAACTTCTCCTTTACCAGCCCGATGAGGTCTCTCTCTCGCGCGTCAATCTTAATATAAAACATATATGGTGTATGTATGTGTATGTACGTACTGCACACATTTCTTTAATAACTTATCGTAACAAGTTATTAACTTACATTATTGGTGTGTCACTAGTATTTGCAATTGCTTAGAACATGCCGCGGCGAGCCATGCGAACATTGCCTTGGGAAGAGTTGCTGAAGTTACCAACACACTTCAATCCAAACTGGGTGTTCATGTCCTTGTTGTTGCATCCAGTTTTGCTACAGAATCGTCTGCTTCTGTTTATACTGACACCACCAGTTCCAACACCTCCGATGTATCCCATAAGTCCTCCCTTCTTGTTTCCACCACAGGTGGCGCGGTTAACGATAGACGCTTGATTGCGCGCAGCTTTTCCTCCACTCATGTAAACCATGGTTATACAATAGAAATAGAAAAAAAGATTCTATGGCACTTACCTAAAGATAAACAATCTAGAAGGTATGACCAGCAACGTGTATATTGCCTATCTATCTTTATACAGAGAGAGAGATATGCCTGTGTAAGATGAATGGATAAAAATGAAACGTCTTATTGATAAAATGACATAGTAGTGTAAAATGGATACGGACAAACAACAAATCATAGAATTATTTCACAACAACGTAAAGGGTGTAGATATTTGTATGGATGGACAGAATGTAAAACATTGTGGAAAAGAAGGTCATTGGTTAGAAACTAAGATGGGTATACAGCACAATGCAAAAAATGAACCTGACATAAACGGGTACGAAATGAAAAAGGAGTCAATTAAGATCACCTTGGGCGATTTTAGCGCAAGTGAATATGCGTTTTCAAAAAAAAATAAACGAACTCATATTAACATGTTGAACAACTGGTCCGACGACAACGTAAAGATCACTAGAACTATCTTCATTAAAACATTTGGAAACCCAAACCCACACAAGAACAACCGATATTCGTGGTCAGGAAAATGTGTTCCGACGTATAACACTTGGAATGAGAATGGTCAAAATTTACTAGTCACTGAGACCAATGACCTTGTTGTATACTATTCGTTTTCAAAGGACACTCGCCCCATCAAAACGGATTTTCCAGACTTTTTAAAAAAAGATAACATAGTCATTGCAATATGGAGAACCGAGAAGTTGAAACCGCATATCAACAACAAATTTAATAAAAAGGGGTTCTTTATGTGTAAAAAAATAGGAAGCACTTATGAAAAGATATGCTTCGGCAAGCCGTTCAACTTTGACCACTTTATTGAAAATATCAAAAATAAAAACATTATATTTGATAGCGGAATGTACGACGGCAATACTCGCAACTATTCGCAGTTTAGAGGGACAAATTTTTGGAACGAGTTAATTATTGAAGAGTATTGATAATATATTTGCCTAAATGGTATGCAAACCTAGACGCAACCGCATTTCCGATTTGCATAATCACATCTTTTTTACTACCAACTAATTCAAAATCGTCTGGGAAGCTTTGTATGCGCTTGAGTTCCAGTATACTCAACCTTCTGATTTCAGTTTCGTTATATTTAACCAGTGCGTCGTACCCATCTTTCCAATACCGCGCAGGAATAGTATACGATGGTTTGTTTATATCCAAAAATTGCGCTCCAAATCCAGCCCCCCTTTCTTTTGACTTAATCTTCTTGTTGATGATGCCTTGTATGGCGCGTTCGCTTAGATAATGTGATGCATCTACACTCTCTTTATCTTGCAATATGTTTTTTACAGGTATTCTATCCTCTACAGCCTTTATCACCTGCATGGGTTTGGTTGGAGTAATATGCAAATCTTTCCTAATCCCTATAATAATTGTTCGCCGTCTGTTCTGAGGAACTTCAAAATCGCTGGCATACAACTTGTTAATGAGACAATTGTAGTTCCTGTTTAATTGTTCCATGATAATGTCAATTACCTTTTCGCCGGTGTCGGTTTTCTTTGAAAGCATACCAATTACATTTTCCATAATGAACGCTTTTGGTTTGAAATAGTCGAGATACTTGACGTATTCCATAAAGAGAGTGTTTCTAGGATCGTTTTTATCTCTTTTCCCCGCAATTGAAAATGATTGACACGGAGGACCGCCAACCACTATGTCTATACTTTTGTTGTCTGGGTTGTAAAGCTCGTTGAATTTTTCCGGAGGAAACTTTGTCAAATCTTCACAATACGCCTTGTGGGTAAAGTTTTTATTGTAACTTTCAACTGCTTTGTCCCAGACATCTATTCCGGCAACAACATTCAGTCCAGCATCCGTTAACCCCTTTGACATTCCGCCGCAGCCGCAGAACAAATCAATCACATTTAATGTATTTTCTGCTGGTTTGGCAATGGGGGTTGCGTTGGGGGTTGCGTTGGGGGTTGCGTCCCCCAGCGACGCGCCCGCGGCTGGTTTGGCGTCACCTTTTTTAAAGGTGGCTATGGTATCGGTCACATCAACCGATTCACTAGTATTAGGAGGTGACATTGATACGTTTGATATGAGTTCTATTAACTGGGACTTGTTTTTTGAGCTGCACTTGCTAATACCCGCCTCTGTGCATTTTTCCAATAACTCTTTTCTGTTTAACATTGAAAGGTCCATGATGAAGATATGTATATCATACTAGCACTATGTTTAAACTTAATTCATTTATATTAGAAATCGGCGTCAACCAAGTCAAGCAACCGGCTACGCTCGTACAATTTCAGTGTTTCCTCGTACCCGCCGATAAATTGCCCGTTTAAAAACACCATTGGAAACGTCTTGTGCATCCACCCTATCTTAGACGCCATTTCTCCTAAAAAGGCGTTCTTAGACTCGTCTGTCTTCAGACGGCTGTCGCACAAAATAAACTGCGGGCTGGGCGTAACATCTTTTAGCAGGGATTTTACCTTGTCGCAATATCCACACCCAGTCTTTGTGTAAATAACGTACTGGCTCATACTATACCCAGTTATTTTTCACAGAGTTGCAAAGTGTCTGCAATTCAGTCTTATATATTATAAAAATGATTTAAAGACATGACACGATAATACATCATAATCATGACCGACGAAAAGTCACTTTTACATGACGATGATATTGTGCGTAACGAAGAGGGGCTCGTGTTCAACCCCTACAACCCGTTGAATGTTGAGATTACATTGAACGACGTTCAATCTATTCTCAAGGAATATGGCGTGCCCCCTCTCGTGGTGAACATAGACTTGTACAAGCGTTCCTTTGTACACCGGTCCTACATCAAACGCCCCGCATTGGAAAATATTCAGCAAAAAATCACCATCGTCCCCAAGCCCGACGATTGCATGCCACTCAAATCCAAGTCCAACGAGCGCCTAGAGTTCTTGGGCGACGGGTTGCTCGAACTTGTGACAAAGTTCTACTTGTATCGCCGCTTCCCCAAGGAAAACGAGGGGTTCATGACCGAGAAAAAAATCGCCATCGTGAAGAACGAGGCCATCGGACGCATTGCCTACGAAATGGGGCTACACAAGTGGCTCATCTTGTCCAAGCACGCCGAGGAAAAGAAGATCCGCACCAACCTGAAGAAGCTCGGCTGCCTCTTTGAGTCGTTTCTTGGCGCGCTCTTCTTGGACTACAACAAGCGCGTCGTCAAGGACGATGACAACTGGTTCCAAGAGATGTTCGTCACCGGTCCTGGGTTCCAAATGGTCCAAAAATTCATTGAAAACATCTTCGAGCGCCACATCAACTGGATAGAGCTGATTCAAAACGACGACAACTACAAAAACATTCTCCAAGTGAAAATCCAGAAAGAGTTCAAGGTGACGCCGCATTATATTGAGATGGACCATGACATTGAGTGGGGATACCGCATGGGCGTCTTCCTCTGCGTTGGACAACCCATTCACAATCTCGTTTGGAAGGATGCCATCCCATTTGAAGAGTTCAAAACATTCCATGCTATTCAGTCATATTTGACGACCAACTACGGGTTGGCATTTGTCTTCTTGGGCGAAGGGACACACAAAATCAAACGCAAGGCCGAGCAAGACGCGTGTATGCGAATCATTCAAGACATTGACACTTACGCCAAGTAATTGCGCGTTTGATTCGTGCATTTGAGATGCTCGTTATGCGTCCTCTTCACAAGCTCCATGGTCTCAGTCTCGGTTGACCATCCCGTTATTTTTACCCACTTCTTTTTCTCCAACCTTTTATACGTATCAAAAAATACAAAAATCTCGTCCAACGTATGCTTGGGCAGTTCCGACTTTTTGTAGATATCTTTGTAGATGGGATCGTTTATGCACACAGCAAGCAATTTTTCGTCTTGACCCTTCTCGTCCTCCATCACCAAATGGCAAATTGGACGCACCTTACAAAACGTGCCTGGCATAAGGGGTTCGCTCGTTACCACCAACACATCCAATGCATCTCCATCCCCGCACAAGGTTTCGGGGATGTATCCGTAATTGTGGGGATAAAACACGGCGCTATGGAGCACCCGATCTAGCACCAATGCGTTTAATTTCTTATCATATTCGTACTTGGTGCGTGTATTTTTTTGTACTTCAATGTAAGCATACATTTCATCGGGAAAGGAACATTCTTGGTGAATACTGGCTGGATCCATTGGTACTATACACATGGTACAAAAAATGCTAGTTTATCCGTATTTTATTTGGGCGTAGTATTCTTGCGAGTGCTCTACCCGTTCATGGTGTTGTTCCTATACAACTCTTCGTCGTACGCCCACAACTTCAAAAACTTTTTGATATATTCTGTGTTCTTCACCACAAACAACCCAGTGTTGATTTTGCCGCTCGGCGGAGGACGATTACCCAAATCGCGGCTAAATATAAAGTCCTTGTCGACGTTGCGCGTGATGAACTCCTCTCCTCTATACTTGGCCAGTCTACATAGAAAAAGGCGTCGGCATCTATCCAGACGACGTAGTCGTAGTTGTCAATGCGCGTCAAAAGCATCTGCAAATTCTCCCATGCAGGATGCCTGCCTATCCGCGTATTTAGGGTCGGTTGATACAATACAATTCGTTGATTTTAGATGTAATAACCCCATCATACTCAGCAATTGCTTTATTGTAAAAGGTAAGCAATGCTATTTTCATAATTATACGCCACACGGAAGAAAATTATGAACTATGTACGTATTTGTTTGGCTGATTGTCTTTTACGCGTGCGCCGCTTCTTTTTGACGTTTCTTCTTGTCTGCAGCGTAGTACGTTTCTTGCTGGGTTTACGTTTCCTCCCTCCTTCTTGTCGTGGTCTACGCGCTTGATAATTAAGAATCTCTTGTATCTCGTTGATTCGGTTCTCAAATTGCAGGTGATATGCTGCCAGAAACTCTTGGCTAATCTCTGGAAATTGCGAAATAACTTGGTTGTTTGTAAGATAATAACGCGCGCGTTGCAGGTCACCTCGGCTAGGTATATAATTAATAAGTATGGTTATCTCGTTTGCAAGAATCTCTAACGATCCTTCGTGCGCCAATAATTGCATGGTATCTTCGTTGCTGAGCACATTCATATATTCATTAAACACCATCATGGGGGCGGTCATCATAATATCGGTATCTGCAAAATACACCAATCTGTCGTAATGAGGCGTTGATGATGCAAACACAACTCTAGAATCGTCCGAGTCGGATGACATAAAAGAGTCCTCTAATTCATCATTATTAAACGCAACATCTGGGTCATGCTGAGGCGCATCATTGTCTTGGTACGCCGCCTCACGGCGTATACGTTCTCTTTCCATGTCCACCGGAGAAATAGGGCGCATTCTTCCCCCTTTTCTAGGCATATCTGTTAGTTATATTATACCAATAAAAAATATTGGTATAATAGTATATGGTTTCAACTAAACACGCTAAAAATATATCGCCTAATGAATGCGAGTCATTTATTTACAAGTATAGGTCTCTCCACAATATCAATGACGTGAAGAGCCTCCACAACGCTACACGACGAACATGCGACGACTTATGCAAAATACCCGATGACATCGCGAAAAATTCCATGTATGACGACGCCTTCAAGCATTTCATCACACGAACATGCGAGGCATCTGGCCAAGACAAATGCGATAACTACATGCGGGACTTTATCATTTTCCATAAAATTAAGTTGGATGCCTAGCATATTTTTATACATACATACATATACATGGAGAATCAACCAAGTTCAGAACCTACGAAAGACGTGGTGCCGAAAACGGATCCGCCTATTGCAACAACAGATGATGACCTGCAAGACGATTCATATGCGAGCTGGAAAGAATACATCATATACGGCCATAGTTGTTAAATCTGTAGAAATATCATGGTTTTTATATACAGAGTATATAAGAACTATGGACAATTTAGTAAAGACCAGATTGATGACCAAACCAATGGTGACTCCTTTAGAGCCCGTACAGGTTGTCATTCAGGGCCAGCCTGGCAATATCAAAGGCGTGGAACTACGTGATGTGCGACGGAAGAACGCCGACTACGACATTAATGACTTGGTTGAGCGATTAAAGGCAGTCCAGCTTATCAAGGTGAGTGTGAAACATCCCATGAAAGAGACTGAAATAAAGACCCTTACATCTAAACAACCTTTGTTGCCGCCTTCCCCCGCCGAACCGCCCAAGAAAATTAGGCGTCTTGTCAAGAAAAAACTTGTCATCATAGACGACGACAAAGAAGACATCGGTGTGGCAGAAACTTCCATCAAAGACGGGAAGACCGACGTGGTCGTGGATGAGCTGGTGGAAAAAACCGACGAAGAAAAAGCGGAAGAAGCGGGGGAAGCCGAAGAAACGAGACGAAGACGCCGCCGCATTACACCCAAACCGCAAAGGGGCGTGGCTGAGCTTGGGCCAGAGGACTGGGTTTCTATGCCTGGAACCGCCATTGCAAAGCGATTGCCGAGCAAAGAACCGCATGTCAAATTTCGCCTCTCCAGCTACTACATGAACAACCGCAAAATATTTGTGAACTTCATCAACTCCTTCTTTCAACAATACAAGAACGAGCTGGAGGAGGCCGAAAAAGGCATCACCTGCGATAGCTTGCGCAGCAGCGAGTCTTTCTCTCTGCTCACACATCAAAAACTGGTGCGCGACTACATGAACTTGTACACTCCCTATCGCGGTCTTTTGCTCTACCATGGTCTGGGTGCGGGGAAAACCGCGAGCAGTATCGCGATTGCCGAAGGAATGAAGAGCAAGCGTCGTGTGATTGTCATGACGCCGAAATCGTTGCGAGACAACTATGTGGAGGAGCTTAAAAAGGCGGGCGATTTCATGTACAAGAAGAAGCAGTACTGGGAGTGGGTGCATGACGCCAGTGCATTTGAGACCTTGTCCGCAGTGCTCCAATTACCTATTGAGTATATTGAGCGCAATCAGGGTGCATGGCTCATGGACGTCTCCAAACCGGTCAACACGCTCTCCACAACCGACATGAAGAGTCTGGACGACCAGCTCAACGAAATGATCTTCAACAAGTACAAGTTCATCGCCTACAACGGCCTGCGCGAGCAACGTCTCAAGGAAATGACCGATAACTACGAGAAAAACCCCTTTGACAATGCGGTTGTCATCATTGACGAGGCACACAACTTCATCAGTCGTATCGTGAACAAAATCCAAAAGGAGCGTCCCATTGCGGTCAACGACCGCGGCGAAAAGGAGAAACTCCACAAAGCCATGTCGCTCAAGCTGTACGAGTTTTTGATGTCCGCGCGCAACGCGCGCATCGTGCTGCTAACGGGGACACCCATCATCAACTACCCCAACGAAATCGGCATCTTGTTCAACATTCTCCGCGGATACATCAAGACGTGGGAGATTCCCGTGGTGGTCAAGACCACCAAAAAGGTGAGTACTGAGACGCTCCAGTCAGCGCTCGCAGGCGAGAAGATTCTGGACTACCTCGAGTACTCACCCGCCGCAAAGAAGGTGCTCATCACACGAAATCCTTTTGGGTTCAAAAACAAGACCAAAGAGAGAACAGGGTACCACGGAGTAACCAACCAGATTCGCGACGCCGCGGGCGACGCAGAGTTTGACACCACCCAAGTGAGCGACATCGCCTTTGAGAAGAAGGTCATGGAGCTCCTTGAGAAAGAAGGCCTTGAAATCAACCAACGACTCATTCGTATCCACAACTACAAGGCGCTCCCCGATGTGCTGGACAAGTTTGTTGCCCGCTTCATTGACCCCAACACACAGCATCTCAAGGACGCCGGACTTTTTAAAAAACGCATCATTGGACTCACTTCATACTACCGCAGTCCACAGGAGGGACTCATGCCTCGTTACGAAAAGACGCCAGAGTATTATCATGTGGTCAAGATTCCCATGAGCAACTACCAGTTCAATTTATACGAGGCGTCCCGTGTCGCTGAGCGCAAACAGGAGAAGTCGAGCAAGACCAAAAAGGGGACCTTTGACAAGGACGGCGTCTACAAGGAACCCAGCTCCACGTACCGCATCTTCTCGCGCCTCTTCTGCAACTTTGTCATGCCGCCCGACCCCGGTCGTCCCATGCCACAGGACACCAAGAAGGTAATACTGGGGCAGGGGGAAGGGGACGAAAAGAGCGAGAAGGCACAAGAGGAACTTATCGCCAAAGCCAAGGACAAGGTGCGCGACGCCGACTTGAGCGACGAACGCGAGGGCGAGATAGAGGGCGACGAGGCAATCACCGCAGTGGCGGACAAGACCTATACCGAACGTATCCAGAACGCCATTGCAGTGATACGCGCCAACGCAGCCACGTACCTCAGCAAACAAGGGCTTGAACGCTACAGCCCCAAGTTCCTCCACGTCTTGGAAAACATTCAGGACCCCGAATACGTTGGTCTGCATCTGGTGTATAGCCAGTTTCGCACGTTGGAGGGCCTCCAACTCCTCACCATGGTGCTGGAGGCCAACGGGTTTGCGCGATTCCGTCTCAAGAAGACGTCCAACGGCGGATGGGACATTGACATATCCGAGAACGACCAAGGCAAGCCCACCTTTGCGTTGTACACCGGCACAGAAAGCGACGAGGAGAAGAAACTCATCCTCAAGATATACAACGGATTCTGGGACGACATCCCCACCAACATCGCCGGCAAGCTGCGCGCGGTCGCCAACAACAACAACCTAGGCGAGATCATCAAGGTGTTCATGATTACCTCCTCCGGCTCAGAGGGGCTCAACTTACGCAACACCCGATACGTGCACGTGGTAGAGCCCTATTGGCATCCAGTGCGCACAGAGCAGGTGATTGGCCGAGCCCGTCGTATTTGTAGCCACAAAGATCTGGAACTCACCCTCCAGACAGTGGAGGTGTTCGTGTATCTCATGACCTTCACCGAGCAACAAATTGAGGGAGAAGATGCGCGCGCACTACGTTTGTACGATACTGGAAAACACGACCCGAACATCCCCCTCACCAGCGACGAGTACTTGTACGAAGTGTCCAGCATAAAGGAGGAGATCAGCAACCAGCTCACCATCGCCATCAAGGAGGCCGCCATTGACTGCCAAGTGTTCAGCGCCAAGAACGCAAAGGAGGGTCTAGATTGTCTCAGCTTCGGCGACCCCAGCAGCACCTCTTTTGCATACAATCCCGATATTGACAAGGACGAAGACGATACCATATCCAGCATAAATACGGAGAAAATCACTTGGAAAGCCGAACCTGTCACCATATACGGCATAAAGTACGCGGCGCGCAAAATGAAGGAGCGCGAGTACTACATTTACGACTTGCAATCTTACATCAAGTCCAGCGAGGGCAAGGGCACCCCCGCGCGCGTCGGAACCTTGGAAATATTGCCAGGCGGAAAGAAGATTTTCAATACGCTGGTCACGTAAGCACACGTGGACATACTGCTTTATTTTTTCTAGATACGTACATGCATCAGGTATACTAACAAATAACAATAATATAGAGACAGATGCACATACATACATATAAAATACCCTATTGCGTAATGGGCGATAATCCAACGACAACGTCCATTGTACAAACCACGACCTTTGGCAAACAGCTCGCATTTGCTCGTCAGAAGTCACACTTTACTATTCATGCGTTTGCTCAGCTAATGGGCATCAAGCTGCGACTACTAGAAGACTTTGAAAACGACCTCGCCATTCCCGAGAAAAAACACGTCGCCAAAATGAATAGATTTCTCACCACCAGCATACCTTATCCTACAAAGGTCTCGTCGCAGCAGACATAGAAACATATTGTTAGCAACATACTTGGTAAAACAATATAGAGAGAAACCACTAGGAATAGTGTGGGTGGGGAGGAGAAAATGCCATGCATTGCATATACCCGGTTAGCTCAGTTGGTAGAGCGCACGCCTTTTAAGCGTGTGGTCGAGGGTTCGAGCCCCTCATCGGGTGATTGGGTGGTTGGTCTGCGCGGCGGTAAGCGAGGAAACCACGAGAGGGGAGAGGGGAGAGGAAAAACAAGAAAGATTTTCTTTGTTTGTCATGTAGGGACCTGCCTACATGACATACCATACCATACCATACCATACCATACCATACCATACCATACCATACCATACCATACCATACCATAGCATAATAGCACCCATCTAACGTTGTTGATGTGATTTATCGATAAATAAATTGTCTAGTTAACATGCAAAATTTTCTTTTGAATACCCAATAACCGCACACGCAATCCTCTTACCAGCATTGCCGGTTTTTAAACTTTCTGCATTTCCGCCATTTCCGCAATCGTCTTCGTCTTCATGAATAATTAGACCTCTTCCAATAATATTTGCCTTAGAACCTCTGAGCTTAATAACATTATCATAAAATGTATATTTTGCTTCGCCCTTATTATTTGTAGTAATATTACCTAGATCCCCTGCGTGTCGTTCTCTCTTACCAGGACATCCATGAGTATTCCCATAAGGGTTAAAATGGGAGCACATGCTGGTACACTTATCGGTTAAATCTCCAGCTTCGTGCACATGAAACCCATGCAAAGATTTGGGGGGAAGTCCTTTAATATTAAGGTCTATTCTGATTTTATTTTTAGCAAAATCTTCGGTGAATCGTACACTTCCTGTAATGGTACCATCAAACACCGCAATAGCACAAATTGGCTTGTTGGTCATACTATAATAATAGTAATAAATAATTACAAAACAACCTATAAAAAAAACGAGTTGCAAATAGACAGGTATTTGAAATTTCATGCGTGTGTAATATGTTTTGAGAATATATTTTCTCGCAAGGAACACGGATACGTTGATGGGTTGTTGGGTTTTGTTGGCAAATAAATTCTCTAGCGAACGTCTATGACCAATCCATCCAGCGAACCTGCCGACCCGGCCATAGGCGCGCCCAGACCCGAAAAGCCGCCGAAGACATACTACTGCTATTTCTTGGCCCAGCACGACAACTGGGAGGGCCAGACATACAATGGCTACACGGTTGACCTCAAAAAAAGGCTGCGACAACACAACGGAGAAATCAAGGGCGGTGCGTGGGCCACCGCATCCAAGGGCAAGGGCTCGTGGTCGTTTACGGCGGTGCTCACCTCCCCGCAATGGACATCCATCTCGCGCGCCATGGCGTGCGAATGGAACTGCAGATACCCCACCAGAAAGAAACCGCGCCCCAAGGAATACGCCGGCGCAACCGGCCGAATAAAGAGTCTCGCGGAAATCTTCAAGCATATCACCGACGAGACGCATCTATATGTGCACGCAAACTTTTACCAACAAGCCGTTTCCCTGCAGATGCCATCACATGTAGTGCTGCACGAGCTTGCCGACCTGCAGTTATAATTCACATATTCCTAACGAGACACATTTACATAATATAGTACGGGTAAATTGCTATATTATATAATTAACCTACTTAGAGAGTTCCGTAATTATATAGTAGAATACAGAAAAGTACGGAATATAACATGAACAACACCGAGTGCAAGCCAGAAAAGTGGAGTGTGGCCGATTTAAGAAAGAAGGTGACTATGAAAACGTTGCTGAAGCCAAAGCAGCAGCGCGACGCAACTTGGGGTCTTCAGCCAATTGACGGAAAAAAGAAAGCATCTATCCGCGAGTACATTGAATTTCTGCTCAAGCGGGGCTCCGATGTGGAGGCAATTATCGTGAATAAGCGCGCAGACAACAAAGAGTACTTGGTAGATGGGAACCATCGTATCACAGCAAAGATTAAGTTCTACGACTCGCCCCTCAGCGTATTTCCCGACAAAAAAGAAGAACTCAGAAAATTTATTTCTAAAAACTATCACGAAGACGAACAAGATACCATTATGGATATCTTCGTGTCGTTGAACTACGACGAATTAATGAACTTTCGGTACAAAACACACTTTGAAAACTGCATTAAGGGGATGGAGTGGTACAAGACGCATATGAAGAACGCCAAGGACGAGTGGGACGAATTTTACGAGGGGGAACCCGCCAAGAATATCCCGTCGTTCAGGAACGCATTTTTGACGAGCCAAGGTAAAAAATTCACCGAAACAACCACCATCATCAGCTATTTTGATGGATTAACGCCGGAAAAAGAGTGCGAGGTATATATCGACGTGAACAGATATAAAAACGTGTTTACAGAAACATCTATCTTGGCAGCCTTCTTGCACGACCACACCAATTTTACAATTACCAACTCAACAGCAAGGTCGTTTATTGAATCTCAGTGCCATGAAATGTACGATAAACGCGATAAACAAGAAGTGCTGGATTGCTATAAATACGACGGGATCATGAATGCATTTGATTTTACCATGGGATACCAAAATTGGTGCCACAAACGTTGCCCATTTTTTGAAATGGCATCGTTAAAGGCGGGAACGACCTTATTTTTCAAGGTCTGGAAGGGTATTTTTGATGAGTACACCGACACGTTCACCACAGCCAATGTGACCAGATTTGTTGAGTATATTGAATACGCCATAGATATTTTCAACAAGGTAACTGACAAGGTACTGCCGAACATCCTTTCTGATAAATTGTTTAAAGCCGCCAAGACAAAAATGTATTCGCTAAAAACGAACAACATGTTTGCGCTTATCATGGCCATATGTGGATTCAAAAACAATGGCGCGTGCGACGAAGACGTTATTATTAGCGTGGCGCAGTCTATAGTGTATCACTATGGTGTGGCAGAGATCAAGAACGATGAGCTGAAAAAGAGTTATAAAATATTTGACATCATCTTGTACGAGGACGGAGGCTCAAAAATAAAGAAATTAGCCAGCGAGTTATACAAAACACCGAATAATTTGACAAAGGGCATCCCCAAGAAACGCATGGAAGATGTACTAGATATACTACAAGAACAGAGTGTTAATAATCGGGCCTACGAGACTCGCATAGATGGCAAGAAAAACAAGAACGACAACAGGCGCGGCAGAAAGTTCGTTGAAATCTTGCTCATGACGAATGCGTTTCGCCACAAGGTTCCTGTGGAATACGTTCAAGGACAGATTTTTGAGTATGAACACATCGTGCCGTTTAGTAGTTCATGGGAGGAAAATGTGAACTTGGACATCGATCGCCTCGGAAACATCATCCCCATCATCAACAAAATAAACAACAAGCGTCGTGCAGGACACATCAAAAGGTACCACGATGTTGAACGGGAAAACGGAACGGACTTCATAAGATATCTAGACCCGTTCATACCTTCTCATGAAAAATACGATGCCATCGTGTCGCACGAATCAACAAAACCATCAGTGATTGATGTTGACGCATACAACAACATGTGTGTTGCCAACGAACAAGCGCATAAGGTGTTGTTTCTTAACTCCTTATACCCAGAGCCTCCAAAGCCAAAGGAGGAGGCGCAGAAACATTAGGACGTATTCAAGAGATAAATGAGTCTTGCGACGCAGTCATCAAGGTTTGGATTTTTTACGCGGACGCGACGAACCCGTATTTGAACGCGCGCGCTTTGCAGGCGGTTCAGAATGATAGAAATCCTTTGCGTCAATATCATTCAACCCATCTATCTCAAACGTTTCGCGCTCAGCGTCTGTATTTATTGGCGCTCGGTAAATTTCTTGTTGTTTCTGCACATGTTCCTCTTCCTGCTGTTCTCGTATCAATCGCATAATTTCCTCATTTTGTTGCATTCGTTTTTGTCGCACATCGGCAAGGTCCATTGTTCGGGCATGCTTGGCCATCAAGTCAGGGTCGCCCATGCGCGAAATAGACGCAGGCAATAAACTCTGGGCATGCCGCAGCTGCCCGTCGCGTTGAATCTCCAGTTCTCTATTTGCGCTCCGTTCTTGCGCAGGAACGACATTTTTATCATACCATTCGGTATCATTTTCACGCAGTCGTTTTATAGCAGATTCCACGCCCGTATCTATATTCGAAGCACCATGTAGAACGCGTCTTCTTTTTGTGTAACGACGACGACGTGGTATACGACGACGCGTGCCGCGTCTATGACTTTTGCCTTTGCCATTCGATTTGTTTTTTGTATATCCATGCCCTACTTTTTTACGTGTCGTGTGCCTAGTTTTGCGCATATCGTACGTATGATATAATATACCACGAAAATATTATGCGTATCTTCATCTATAATTTTCTGCACGGCTTTACTATGCAGAAAATTATCGTTACCGGATTTCCCCATTCAGGAACCACCATACTAAAAAACATTATCGGCCACATTCCCGACGTGAAGGAGATAGTGCACGAAGAAAAACTCATTCGCGATTACGACGAAGACCCCACCTATGCATGGAACATGTGCAAGTGGCCATTTGCCCGCGAGGAGTTCTTCGGTGACGAATACGCGGAATACACGAAGATTTTCATTCTGCGCAACCCGTTGTGGATATTTAGCTCGCTCAACAAGAGGTGTGCGCATGACACACCGCCGGGCATTCCACCTAACCACGACGTAGAAGTCTACATTGAAATCTGCGAGCGGTACTTGCATCTTCTAAATAACCCGCGCAAGAAAGTACATCTTTTGAAATACGAATCCATATTTGACGACAACTTTGCAGAATTGCGCCGCACGTTTGATACCATCGGTTTTCATTATGATGCCGACATATTCCAAAATGAGAGGTTCCGCAACTTCAGTCATCGGAACATTACCGAAATTCCCAGCGACCCCGTACCCAATGTCGACCACGAACGATACAGAACGTGGCAGATCAACCAACCCATACACAATATGAACGACATCAATAAATTGGAATTGCTGCCACACCAAGTAGAGCGCATCTTGCGCAGTCCCGTCATCATGCGTCTGTATCCTGAAATCCCTCTGGTTCTGACGCTGGCGAATATTCCATACGATCCAGCAATAGTTGCTCGAGCGCGTTAAAACGTTCCTCTATATACTCTCGTATCTGCCGCACATCTTCCTTGGTCGCATATTGAGCTTTGGATGAGTCCGCCGTTTCGCGAATATTCAACGCCCCATTATCGCCGACAGCGTCTTCTTCTAAATGCGACCGCTTCAATTTGGAAAATAAATCAAAGTTGCTGCCGCTCGCGGGGTTCGACGCCTCGGCAATATTTGTCGTTGCGCCCCATGATACCTGCTTCAGCGAAGACGCATTTAGGTCAATCGCAGGCACCTCGACGTTGAGCGCATCCTTGTCTATTTTGATATATTTAATGGCGTTCTCCTTCTGCGTAGCCTGCTCGGTGGCCAGCGAAGCATCCCGCGGCTTCAGCCAAGTCTCCGCCTCCACGGGGTTGTGCGTTTTTTGTATGCTAGTTATATCCAAATTGCGCTCTGCAATCATCCGCTTTATAATGTCGCTCATGTCCCCAAGAGGTTCGTCTTGCGTGGCATCGCTGAATTTTGGCGGGTCAGGAACGGGAAGCGCCATGGCCCGCGTAAACTCGGTTTGTTTTCGCGACATCTCTTTCTCAAATTCTGTTTTCCGGTGCTCTTGTATTTGCTCATGCGTCATCATAGCAGACTCAATCGGCGGTTGCTTTGTTTTCAGTGAAATAGTAGTGAGCATCGTCTGAATAAATTGCTTGTTCAGCGAGAGCAAGCTTGTATTGCCTTTGTTGTCGTTGTAGAATTTTGGAAGTAACTGAACAAACAACGTGCTCGTTTGCTCGGTCTTGGGAAATACGTCGTTCTCTGCGATGATTTCCCACAGCATGTCAGCATTCTCTTGAGTAATAAAGTCTGCCATATATTTATTATAGGAGCAATATTTTTAAACCTTTTTACAATTCAAAGCCAATTGCTAGATTGGCCAGTTTATCTGCCTTATCATTTCCAAATGAATGAATATCCGTGTTGCCCGTATGCGCTCTTACATGCAGAAACTGAATGTTTGGGATATTCATATACAACTCATACGCGGTCTTGACCAACTCTTTGTTCGGTATCTCTGCGGGCCAGCCTTTTTTGTAGCATTTTTCACCATAAGAAGAAACACAACGTATCGCGTACTCAGAGTCACTCACAATAGTCACTTTTTTACCGGCAGTGACGTCCTCTTCTATTAGGCGATACGTTTCAATAATAGCGGTCAATTCAGCGACGTTGTTTGTCTGCTTCCCTTCTATTTTTTTTGTTGTATTGCGAAAGTCGCCCACACCAAAAAATATTCCTAATCCGGCCAAAGCGCGAGCCGCTCCGTTATTAGAACAAGCGCCATCTGTATACACATAATAATCCGGAACAAACATGTCATCCCCCCTCCCATTCGGCGGCAGACAGGGCTCTACGATGGCGGTGTTCCCTTGAATAAAGTTTACAGCATCTTCCATTGTATCAAACTTTTTATAGGTTGCATTCTTGTAGCCCTTTACCGAATTATTGCACTCGTTCCAGTTTAAAAAAATTCCAATAGTTCTTCCACGAGCAACAGCATAATACGGCATAGTTAGTACTACTTTACTACTACAAACAAGTTTATATTCATTTCAAATAAATATAAACATCGCGACATGCTATGCTACCTACAGCTTGTCCTCGTTAAAATACACCTTGCGGAACTTCTCAATGTACTTGTCCTTCAAAATGTGCGTCTTCAAGTAGTGGCTGTTGATCTTGTCCTCCAACATGTGCACTATAAAGTAAAGAGAGTAAATCCCACACTCCGTGTTGCCATATTGATGCTCCACCGGATAATTCTGGTCAAACTTAAAATCTATCCCCAGCGCCCTTCCTTGCTTCGTCACCTCTTTCACCAACTTCATCAGCTGCGGAGGGATCGGCTGTCCCGCGCTATCAAAGTAGTAAATAAACTTCTTCTTCACGTTAATGAACATACTCACCCAATGCGACCCCGGCATATAGTGCGGGTCCAAATTGAAAATAATGCCAATCTTCTTCTTCCCTTTGCCCATCTGCGCCTTCAAGTTGAATTGACACAACTCCTGCCAAATACACTGGCCGTACAGCTTGCGCGTATCGTAGTCTATGGGACTGGGCCCCATGAACTCAAAACACTTGTACGCGTGCTCATACTGGTTCATCACATCGCTAATTTCAGTGCTGCTCAGCCACTCGTTTGGCTTAGATTTCCAGCTGGAGGGCGCGGTAGGCGCGAACGCGTGCAACATATGCTTGCGCTCCTTGTTGTTCATGAAGCTCTGTTTCAACCAACACGACTCTTTGTCACAGACCTTCTTCATATTGTTATTGAGCACCTCCCATATAATACGCACGTCGTCACTATCAATCAGTGTGTCGGGGTGACGCAGGTTCCACAAGTCTCGCAACCTGTAAAGGTCGCTGTTATCGTAGCACGTGAATTCGTTGTCGTTTGAGGGATTTGGACTACATCGCAATTTCTTTGTTGTTTTGTTTTGTGAGCGACTATGTTTTCGTTTGTTCCCCCGAGTCTTTTGATGCTTCGTCATACTTATTATGCAGATTTTTTTTTGCAATGCCTTTTGTTTTTAGTTCGCTTGTACGCAGATTCACGTCCCGCTTTTGCGGAAGCTCCATCGGGTCGAGCGCCTTGGATACCTTAGCGCGCACTACAAATTTGTCTAAACTACTTTCCTGCTTCACACGCACGCTCTTTACAAAGAGGTCGTCCGCGTATGCCTGCGTCTTGGCATCCACGTTCGTATCGGGCTCCTTCTCACCTATATCGCAGTATTCTCCTTGCAATATCTCGCTTCTATCTAAAGTCTTAAAGTACTCTACGCATCGGTGTGCAAACAAGTCAAACCCTGATTTAAGGTCAACAGGCAATTTATTGAGCTCCGCGGCGTCGCACTCGGACGACATGAGTTTCTTAGCCATATCTATTATGCGCTTTTTATAGAAGCGAACGTCCTTGCGTGCCGGAGTACCTTTAGCAGCCAGCTCGTTCTTTGTCGTGCGGGTCACGCACGTATTCGCCAAATACTGCAGTGTAATGTCATTGACTATGCGTTCGCTCATAGTAGTAGGTGCTTATTACTCTATACTATCATGAAATTTTCGCCATTCTTTTTTATAGCCACAAAACGCATGGATGGCTACATCGCAGGAATCGCCAGCGGTGTCGCACAAACCCTCGTAGGACACCCACTAGACACGCCTACAATCCGGCACAGCATTGTCTATTCGTCATGCATTGACCATGGGTGGCTTATGGCTTGGAATCAACGCATGTCTCGTGCGCACATTCATCACCCATAGTATCGGATTCTATGTATACGAATACGCCCTTCACATATTGAAAGGCGATGAAGACTCCCACCCCCACCACCACCACCCCCACCACCACCCCCACCCCCAATAATGCACAATACGGCATCTTTACGCAAAAATCGCCCACCAAAGTTCTAGACGTACTATATATGGAAGACATCGTTGCTATATTGGAGACAAGCTTCACGGAAATCTCCGAACTCATACGAAACCAAAATTCGCTCCATCTAGGCACCCAGCTCAACGAGCTCAACCTCTCTGGCGACGATGTCAAACATGTTGACGTAGTGTCCAACAATATTCTAAAACACAATTTAGAGAAATGTTCCTCCGTGCGCGCCATCGGCTCAGAAGAGGAAGATGAACTCTACATGACTCAATATACAAGCGCTCCTTATCTCGTGTGCTACGACCCCCTAGACGGCTCGTCCAATGTTGATGTCAACATTACCACCGGCACCATTTTTGCGGTATACAAGTACGAAAACGACGGGTCCATTGGCAGCGGTCGCAACATTGTCATGTCAGGATATTGCTTATACGGAGGATGCACTCAATACCTTCTTGCGCGCGATAATGTTCTTTCCATGCACCAGTACGACCCCATCCACAAAACATTCGTACGCATTCGCGACAATATGACAATCAAGGAAAACGGAAGCATGTACTCGTTAAACGATGCAAACAGAAACGTCTGGACCGATGCTAGGTACGCCATCTCCGTTGATGCGTTCAGGGAAAAGGGATACAACTCGCGGTGGGTCGGCAGTCTCGTCGCCGACGGACATCGCACCCTCATCAAAGGAGGATTCTTCGCCTATCCCGCAAACAAGAAGAATGTTCACGGCAAAATTCGCCTCCTATACGAAGCATATCCATTTGCACACATATTTGAAACGGCTGGAGGCGTTGCCACCGATGGCGTTGTTCCTCTTCTAGATGTTCCATATCCGGATAAATTACACCAAAAGACACCCATCGTGCTGGCAAGCAAGACAGATTACGCTACATTTGAGGCATTGAAGAAATAAGTTCAACCTCTCAAATTCGGATATCCACCCATCTATCTCTACAAACTACAACCCATCTAAATCTTTTCGTGCGACCCTTTCGTATCTTGTCGTGTGGACTGATGAAAGAGTTGCCTGTGCGTATACGCCGGCACAGGGTCGCACTGGTCAAATGTCTGCTTTGCAAACAATAAGGGATGGTCTTGCGGTTGTCTCGTCATGTCAATACTTACTTGATATAAATCACTTGTGCTGCTCGGCACATACTCGCGTCTATCACAATGCTGAAGCGCAAAAATCTGGTTCTTTAACTCAGATTCCACGTTGACTTGCGAAGCGTAGCCAGACCAAGGCGCTGTGCGGGTTCCCGGATTGAAGGTGTTGGCAATGTTATAGGTAGCCTCAACGTTCATGGGAACGTTCAGTCTGCGTCTCGGGTCAACCACGGGCATGATAGAATACTTTGTAGACACTGGACGAACGTCAATGTACGGCTGCAGCGAGCTAGAAGGTATATTGCGTACATACAACGCTTCGTTCATTTTCGTCTCCATTTCAAAAGTGGTGGGGCCATTGGTCATAATATATACTCTATGCATAGATTAAAAATAGATATTGCACTTATTTTTATCTAAAACTAATATATGTCCAAGGTTACTTCATTGTCATTCCAAGAAACCCTATTTGATTGGTTTGTCATCATTACCTATATATTCTACACCACTACATTTGTATTGGGACTTGGCATTATTAATCCATCCATATTTTTCATGGTAGACAAATTGGTCAAACTATATATAGGAGTATTTCTCGCGTGGAGGTATAATCCATACGGAAAATTAACAACTTTATCATCTTTGGACAGAAAACTGGCATTCCATGCAGGGTTATTTATCATTGTAACCATTGCGCTCCGGTCTATAATGGAGTTTATGATTCCACAAAAAGATGCACAATGGGAACAGCTTAGTGATGAATTCGGTATCTAATGATATACCATAACTAATAATAATCCTCTTTGAAAAACTCTTCTAAGAACACTATAAGCTTCTTTGATACGATAACGTCCATCTCATATTCTTCCTCCGATTTGTAAGCATATGTGTATTTGTACTTAGATATTTCTTGGTTTGCATACTTGACAAACTGAACCTGATTTGTCACAAGGTTGCGTCCGAGCGGACTTTTTAAGAATCGGTTCACTACCACGTTCATTGACAAGTTGTGCACGTATGTATTTAGCTTGATATAGTAGACGTTGCTCATGTTTTTGTATTCATCATTGTCAATAAAACAAATGTCGCTATTATCAGGCAGCATTGCACACCGAATCAGATCTTCGGTGGTCTTATCGCTGCTCCGTCTCCCTACCTCGCGCACGCGACCATTTACTCTGAATGCCCCCACGACACGATCAAATAACGGGTAGTGTATCTTGTTCTGCAGATAAGTATAAATCATTTCACACCAATCTAGCGGCCCCCGATTGTTTGTATAAATATATACCCCTTTGCATTCACCAGATAACTTTTGTGCCTTTAAATAGGTCAATACATGTATAATATCCGGTCTCAAATACTCCGGATATAGTTCAAATAGCGAATTGAACAAGGGTGAACGTTTATCTCGCGGAATATTCAAGTAGGACACGACAATACTATAAAAGATAAAGAATTCTCCAAAGTAACCCAATGTTTCGTCCAAGTCAAACACAACTACCTTGGGCTGGAGAGATGATGCATTCTTCATAAATTATATTACGATTTTTAAATATCAAAAAAATAAAATATTTCTTTCTCTATTATATGACATTAACCAAAAAAGATTATATAAAAATACTGAACTACTACAAATTATCCGTTCCAAAGAAAACCAACACACTTAAAAAGAAGGCTGAAAGCGTCCTCGCAGACAAGTTATGTCGCTGCATCAAAAAGGTAGACCCCAAAGACGAGGGGCGCGCAATTGGCGTATGTACACGCTCGGTTATCAACAAAAAGGGGCTCACTCGCGGAACATTTAAATGCAAAAAGGGCGCCAAACGAGTGGTTATTAATAAAACGCGAAAACGAAGATAGGATTGACTAACCGAACTAAAATAATTATTTATTCTCCAGCGTATCCTTGTCAATAATCGTGTTTTTGGCAATCGTGCGGATAATCTTGCCAAAGTCCCGTTTTTCAGCAATATCGTTCGCCGGTCCCAGCGACTCCACCATCATCTTGAGATATATGTCATTCTTGCGATTGTCATATTCCTTGCACCCCGGATTCTCCTTCTGCCAGTCGTCCAACAGCATAATGTTCTTGTTGGAGAGGTCCTTAATGGCCTTCTTTAGCCTGTCTTGCGCAGGATTGTCTTTTTCCCATTTGTCCTTGTCTTTGATGTGAAGCGTCTCGCGCTTGAGGTCGCTGCAGTGGATGGGGCGTTTGGTTACTTCCAAGTCATTCAACC